TGGCGACCGGTGGCGCGGTACGCGCCCATTCGCGGTGCCGCTCCTCGCGCTCGATATCGGCGTCGAGCGTGGTGATCTCAGCGTAGATCACGTCGTCGCGCTGTTTCTCGTCGTCGGTCAGGCCGCGGTTCTCGGCCTCGGCGGTCGTACGCAGCGCCTCGGACTCGGCCGCCCGCTGCCGGCGGTGCATCCGCCCGAAGTAGTCCTTCTCCGCCTGTGACCCGATCATCCGGCCCCGCAGGACATCCTCCTGCCCCCACGTCTGCTCGGCCTCGGCCACGTTCTGCCGCTGGTTCGTCCGCGCCAGGGCTTCGAGCCGCTTTCGGCGAAGCCTATCCAGATACTCTTGCGTCGTGGGCATGATGTACTCCTAGTAGACCCCGCCACCAGTCGGCCGACTCGCCGCCGACAGGGACGACAGCAACCCAATGTCCTGCGCCCGCTTCTGGGCACTCAGGGCCGCGTTCCGATCCGACACTTGATACCGGCGCTGGAGGGACGCCAACGCCTGTTCCCGCGCCGTGTCCGAAATCTGGCCGACGCCCTGCTCGTACGCCTTGCCCAACCGCTGCGCTTCGATCCCGGACCCTGTGATACCCCGCTGCGACATCTCGGATGAGAGCGAGTTTATGCCAGCCCTTGAGGCCAGCCCGATCTTCTCTTTGGCCCGCGCGAACGCCGCATCCTCGGCCGCCCGTTCCTCGGTATCCGTCGCCCCGGTATCGAACGGTGCCGCGCTCCCGGTGGCCCCGCCTGTCGCCCCGTTCGCCTGCCCCGTGATCCCGAACTGCGCCATCAACTGATCCGTGCGCGTGTTGGCCGCGTTCGTCTGCTCCAGCGCCCGGAGATACCGCTGCTGCTCCGTCTCGTTCTGCAACTGGCTCTGGTAGCCCGCGAGTTCTTTGGTCCCGCTCTGCGTCTGCGTCAGTTCAGCCAGTCGGGCCTGCCGCTCCGCGGCCGATTCGCCCGCTTGGAACGTCTGAGCCGACCCCTGCAATGCAGACGCGGACCCCAACTGCGCCTGCAACCGCGCCATGTCGGCCTGCTGCTGCTGGGTGGCCTGTCCCGCCTGGGCCGTGATCTGCGTCTGCAACTGCTCCATCTCAGCAGCCGCCCGGTCCTGCGCGAGCGTGCGCTGACCGGTCTGCGTCTGCGTCAATTCCGCCATGCGCGCTTCACGCTCGGCGGCCGATTCACCAGCCTGGAAGGTCTGCGCTCCGGTTTGCTGGGCCGCCGCCCCGGCAATCTGCGTCTCGAGCCGGGCCATCTCGGCGTTCTGCGCCTCCGTCGCCATGCCCTGCTGACTGGCAATCTGCGCCTGAAGCTGCTGCATCTGCGCGGCGGCCTGCTGCTGCGCGAGCGTCTGCTGCTGCGCCCCGGTGGCGCTGATCTGCGCGAGTGACCCGCTCTGTTTCAGGGCTTCGAGGGCCGTCTGCGCCTGCCGGTCGGCCGCACTCTCGCCGGTCTGCCACGTTTGCTGTCCGGTCTGGAGGCTGGCCTGCGATCCGATCTGCGCCTGAAGGCGTGCCATCTCGGCTTCGGACTGCTGGCCGGCGAGCGTCTGTTGCTGGGCGCCCGTGGCCCCAATCTGCGCGAGCGCCCCGGTCTGCTTGAGGGCTTCGAGGGCTTGCTGCGATTCGGAGGTGGCCCCGAGTTCCGCCATCCGGGCCGCACGCTCCGCGGCTGATTCCCCCGCTTGGAACGTCTGCTGGCTGGTCTGGAGCCCCTCCTGTGATCCGAGTTGGGCCTGAAGCCGGGCGGTTTCCGCCTGCTGCGCTTCCGTGGCGATGCCCTGCTGTGACGCAATCTGCGCCTGAAGCTGCGCCATCTGAGCCGCGGCGCCCTGCGAGGCAAGCGTCTGCGCCCCGGACTGTTTCAGCACCTCCAGCGACTGCGCTCCGGCGCCCTGCGCCTCAACCTCTGCGAGCCGGGCGGCCCGTTCGGCTGCACTCTCCCCCGCCTGGAAGGTCTGGGCCGACCCCTGGAGCGCCGCCTGTGACCCGAGTTGGGCCTGAAGCTGGGCCATCTGCGCTTGCTGGGCTTCCGAGGCCATGCCCTGCTGCGAGGCGATGGTGGCCTGCAACTGCGCCATCTGGGCTTCGGCCTGCTGGGCGGTCAGGGACGAGGCCCCGGTCTGCCGCAGGGATTCGAGCGCCTGCGCGCCCTCCGATTGCTGCCCGAGTTCGGCCATGCGGGCGGCACGTTCCGCCGCCGACTCGCCGGCCGCGAACGTCTGCTGTCCAGTCTGGAGTGCCTGCTGCTGGGTGCCGCTCGCCCCGATCTGCGCGAGGGCGGACTGCGCCGCCTTGTCGGCCAGCGACAACTGCGTGGTATTCGTCTGCCCGGCGACCTTCTCGCTGCTGGCGATCTGCGCCTGAAGCCGAGCCATCTCCGCGGACTGCTCGGCCGTGGCGATGCCCTGGTTGGCGGTGATCTGCTTCTCCAGTTGCGCCATCTGGGCCGACGCCTGCTGGGTGGCGAGATCCCTGGACGCGGTGATCTGCTTCTCCAACTGCGCCATTTGAGCGGTTTGTTCCTGTGTTGCCAACCCCTGATTTGCCGCGATCTGCGCCTGAAGTTGCGCGAGTTGGGCCGCGGCCTGTTGGGCGGCCACCTCACTCTGGCCGTACGCCTGGTACTGGCTCTGATAGTTCCCAGCCGAGGCCGCGTTGAGGGCCGCGAGATACGCCGCCACATCGGCGGGCGTTGTCCCGGTTGGACCGCTCCACGAGGTTGTCGGGCTCCACGAATTGGGCTGTGAGATCGCCATGTGCTACTCCTACTGTCCGCTGGTGCGGCGCAGCGCCTCAAGCGCGGCTTCCACGTTCTGAGTCGGCAGCGCTGTCTCGATCTTCGCCTCGTTCGGCCACACCCACTTGCGCTGGCTGGGATCCCAGATCATGCCGGGGTACGGCGCCCGGCCCTGCGGGTTGCCATAGGACGATGGCCCCGTCTGCTGCCGGGCGCCGAAGTCGATGATCCCGGCCATGTGTCGCTCCTATGCGATCCAGTAATCCACGACGAACGTCTCGCCAATCGCCGGGACGGACATCATCGTGATTGTCCGCCCCGAAATGGTGTAGTCCGTTCCCAACACTTGCCGCTCGCCGTTCACGAACAACCGCGGCGAACCTGCTAGGGGCGTGTGCGCCAGCCGGAACGTGGCATTGGTCCCATTGATGAGCCCGGCCGGTACTTCCCCCGTGACGATATTCGCCAGCAACGTCCGGTGATCGTCAAACAGCACGTCAAAGTTCCGGTCGATGGCTTCCACCATACGCGGCCCGACCGCCCCGGTGATGGCTTCAGGCTTGTACCGGATCGCCATCACCGCACCCCCACAATCGACACCGGGGCAATCTCGTACCCATGCAACGTACAGCCCTCATCGGCCGTGCTGTGTGTGAAGCGCAGCCTTACCAACTCCCCGGTCCCCAACCGGCGATGCCGCGCCCGGTTCACCGTCAGGTCATGGCTGATCGCGCCCTGCGCGGACGAGTCCAGATTCCCCACCGTGGGCGTGACGGTCAGCGTCCCGCTTGCCTGCGAGTCGGTTAGGACCGTCAGTTCCCCGAAGTACTTCAGGACGCTCGGCACCCCGGCGTTGAGCCACCCAGTCTGGATGTCCAGCGCGATCCCCGACGTGCCGTCGCTGTAGCCGATGTCATTGGCCCGGTAGAGAAACCCGTTCGTCCCGGCCCGCACCAGAATCGCCAGCCCGTACACGTCCTCAAGATTCGTCGCCACTGAGGGCGTGAACTCTTCCGTCTTATGCGGCCCCAGCCACAACTGCCGCTGAAGGTCGTAGCTCACCCACCGGTCTTCCGTGTTGGAGGCCCGGTCGCACAGGTGCAGTTCGTACGTGTCCTCGCGCTGGTTCCACGTCCCGAATGCGTACGGGAACCGGGACCGGTTGAACGTGTCATCCGTCCCGAACCACGCCTGCGCCCGGCCCTGCGACAACGGCTGCAACCCGTCCGCGCCCCACGCGTACACCCCGTCTTCCGCGAGGAAGTAGGCCACGTCGCGGATGATGGTGACACTCAGCGGCGCGATGACGCCCACTGAGTTGATGACCTGGATGACCGTGTAGGTGTCCGACCCCGCGCCCACGATCTTCCACAACCCACGCTGCCGGGCCACTCCGAGTTCGTCCCGTCGTGGCAGGAACGCCGTGATGCCGCTGGTCCCCTGCCCCTTCGGGTTGATCGTGAGGTAGTTGCTCGCGGACCATGCGAACCAGCGGTTGATGCCGGAGTAGTAGACCAGATCCGGCGAGGGCGTGCCCACGCCCCAGACCCGATCCTTCCAGACCGTGATCAGGGACAACCGATCCGCGCTGGTGCTGCCCGGAGGATTCCCGAGGTCGTCGTACGCCACCGCGGTATCCAGCCCGGCGTCGGCGGTGTTGTCGGTCAGCGTCGTGGCCGTGTTGTTCGCAATCGTAGAGTGGTAGAAGAACTCCGTCCCGCCCGCCACCGTGCGATAGATCCGGCGCGAGGTGATCGTGGCGTCCGTGGATACCGTGATGCCGGTCAGCGACACCTGATCCGCCGTGGTGGTCAGCGTGTTCGACGCCGCCGACAGCGGGCTCTCCGAAATGACCGTCGTGCCGCTCATGACGGCATGGGTGTACTTGTAGATGTAGTCCCCGGTCAGGACACCCGCCGCGCCGAGGCCCGCCACACACGCCGCGGTCGGTGCGATAGGCGACATGGGAATGACCCCCAGCGTGGCCGGGTCAATCCGCAGGTTGATGCTCGGCCCGTTCGTCACCAGCACCGACGAGTTGAGCACCCCGAACTGCGACCGCACCGATGCCGAGACGGTCACGCCCGTGGGCAGGGTGAGCGTGCTCACGTCCCCGCTGACGGAGACTTTCTGGAGCGCCGTGCCGGCATGGGCGAGGTAGAACGCCATACGTTACCGTGCCCCCTCGGGCGTCCAATGCGTGTTGCTCCACACGACTCCGGTGTACAACGCCACCTCCAGCAGCCCGACGATCAGCGCCAGTTTCTTCTTCCCGAGGTCGCGGAGCCGGTCGATGGCGAGCACCGACACCATGCCGAGCACGCCTTTGGCAAACGCCGTGGCCACGGGATGCTTGTGGAACCCCTTGAGGACCGGGTTCTGCTCCGTCGCGCCCTTCTGGATCGCCACGATGGTACTGGCCGTGTCCGCCATGAACAGCCCGCCCAGCACCCAGAGCGTGCCGTTGATGGCGAGGTCCATCTTGCCCGTCCGCCCGAACGGCGCACAGGTGTAGACCACGCCCGCCCCGGGCGTGAAGGTGACTTCGTACACGCCGTGGCAGTCGGGCAGCACTTGCGCCGCCGCCTCCATGATCGCCTTCGCCAGTCCCACTTGCTGTTGCGTCTCGCTGGGCAACGGCAGGATCGGATTCACGGCTGGCCCAACCGCCAGCGAGACCAGCAACGGCACCATCGAAAAGTCCACCTTAGCCTCCGTTCGGGAGCGCGTCGATCTGCGCGAGCAGTTCGGCCGGCGCCTTCGCCAGTTTCCCCGTCCGCTTGGCTACGGTTTCCGTGTCAGACTTGATCTTCAACTGCACCGCCCACGGTTGCAGCAGCCGTTCCAGAATCCACCGCTGCGGGTCGGGCTTGCCCTGCGCGTCCAGCACGCCGCTCTGTTTGGCAACCCACCGGAAGGCGTCTTTCTCGGCCGCGGTCAGCAAATCCCACATGGCTACGACCCCGTGATGGACGTGATCAACCCATCCTTGACGGTAATGGCAGTGATGGTGGTGTACGGCCCCACTGACACCCCGGCCGTGCCGTCTGAGGATTGGTACGCGCCAGCCTTGAACGTGGCGCCGGTCGAGACGATGCCGGTCCCGGCCGGGGTCAGGACGATGTTGATGTTGTCCGTGCCCGTCCCGGCCGTTTCCGCCTCCAGGGTCACGGTGCCCGCAGACGGGGTGATGGCAAACCGCTCGTAGTTGCTCGCGTTGGTAAACGCCAGGTACACCCGCGCCCCGAACACGGTGTTCGCCAACTCAAACTTCAGTTGGTTCCCGGCCGTGCCGTAACCGTAAAACCGATGTCCCGCTGTGGCGCTGCCGTAGTTCGTGTAGTGGTACAGTCCAGCCGGCCCATCATCGCCAATTCGGATGAACTGGTTCGAGTTGCCGAACGTGACGATGGATGTAGTAGGGCTACCGCCAGAGAGTGTAAGCCCCCCAGCCTGCGTGACCAGCCCAGCCTTGGACACGTTCCATTTCGTCACCGTGCTCGCCTGGAAGTCCGCCAGCAGCGCCGACGCCCCCGACGCCGTATTGGTGACGTTCAGCTTCAGCGCCGTGGGCGACCCACTGGTGTTCCACGTCCCGGCGAGGCTCACAAATCCCGCCGTGCCGGACCCCGTGATGGACCCGCCCGTGACCGTCAGCGCCAGCGCGTTGTCCGCGCCCGTAACGATGATGGCCCCGGCGTTCCACGATCCCGTCGTCACGGTGCCCAGTGTCACGACGTTCGTGGTCCCGGCCCACGTCGAAAGCGCGGTGTTCTCCACGCTGCCAAGCCCGACCTTCGACGCCGCGAGTGACGTGATCCACGCAGGGTCCGCGTAGCTCCCAGACGTGTAGACGCCATCTGTCACCGTCGCCGCATTCCCGCTGATGCTCCCGGTGATGGTGTTCGTCACGGTCAGGTTGACCAGTGTGCCCACCGTCGTCAGGGAGGACGTGACGATGCCAGTCGCCAGCGTGGTCCCGGAAAGGATGGTCCCGGCCACCGCCGTCAGCCACGCCGGGTTCGCGTAACTGCCCGACGTGTAGACCCCTGCCGTGACCGTCGCGGCGTTCCCGCTGATGCTACCGGTGATGGTCGAGGCAAAGGTGAACGCGCCCGTGAACGTGCCCGCCCCGATGTCGGCCGCGTCCAACGTGACCGAACCCGTCCGCGAGGCCACCGCCGTCACCTTCGCGTCGGTGTACGTCGTCCCGATGCTGGTGCCCTGCCACACGCCGGTGGCGATGGTCCCGACCGCGGTGATGCCCGTGGTCTTGCTCCACGACGGCACGCTGCCATCCGATACCAGCACGTCACTGGCCGTGCCCTTGACGAGCCTCACCCACTGGCCGGCACCCGAGGCGTACATGATGTCACCCGCCGCCTGCGAGGCCAGCCCGATCGCGCCCGTGTACAGTCCCGTGATGTTGATGTCCGTCCCGGTGTCCGCCACGATATGCAGCGTGTTATCCGTGTAGAAGTACAACCGCCCGTACCCGCTCGCGGGCGTGCCCGGACTCGCGGCTTCCTTGATCTGGATCGCCGTGATCGCCGTCGAGGTCAGCAGGGTCGGCATCGCTTACTCCGTCAACACCATGAAGGCGTCATCCGTCAGAATCAGACCGTCGCCGTCTACCAGCGTGGTCGTGGCTGTGGGGTCCGCGAACGTGAACGATGCAATCCCCAGCACCGCCCCGGCCATCGCCACCGTGTTGATGGCCCGCATCCCCAACCGCTTCGACAACCCGCCGCGCCGGCCCGCGCCGTAGAAGGTGACGTTCTGCGCGACCGTCACATCCCCCACGTCGGTATGCAGGGGATCGTCCGAGACGTTCACGCCCTTGTCGCCAAGCGAGTAGACCTTGATCTCACCCGCCACGGGTTACTCCCACAAATCTTCGAACATGGCCGTCGTCACCCGCGGTTCCTGGTCCTGCCGCGGGGTCAGCGAGTTGAGCAGGTTGACCTTCTCCGTCGCGTAGATGGTCAGCCAGTTCGGATCCGGCGCCCGGTCTTCGCGCTCTTTGGCTCGCGCATAGGCCACCGTCCACGCCACGATCGCGTTGTCGGACTCGCCCGGCACCGGGTTCGTGCTGGCGGCCGTCAACGTGGTTAGCGCCGGGACGTAGGTGAAGGCCAGCAGCACGGCCGCGGTCACAGACGGGGCCACAACCACCGTGGGCGCCCCCACAGGCCCCCCAGCCCCGATCTGGTCCCAGTAGATGGTCCCGCCGGAACTGCCATCCAGCGCCTCAGACGCTCGCGCCGATTGGAAGACCGGGTCGTTGTACCGCAGCGGCCTGAACGCCAGCCCACGGCTGGCCCCCGATGAGGTCAGCACGCGGGGCTCGATCATGTGTACCCGAACGCAGTCCGCCGGTACGCCGGTCAGGCTGGTGCCACTGGCGGCCAGATACACGTTGGTAGTGTCCAGCGTACAGAAGTGCTTTTGCCCGAGGTCGTTCACGGCCCGCCACAGGTCGTGTACCCCGAGGTTCATCAGGCGGACCAGTTCATCTGAGGACCAGTACGAGGCCGTGGCTTCGTTCAGATGGCCCCGGACAACCACTTCGAGCGCCGAGAGCAACGTGCTCATGGCATGTTCCTATGCGCTGATCGGGATGAAGGAGAAATAGTAGATAGTCACTTTGATCACGCCAGAGTCGATGATTTTCCCGCCCGTCCCTGAGAAGGTCACAGCGGTGGCCGAGGGGAAGTTGAGCGGCGTCGTCGCGGTGAACGCCGTGCCGTCAACCGTGGTCGTCGCAGCCAGGGCCAGCCCCGCGCCCCACGCATCGGGGTCCGCTGCCGTGCCGAGTGCCCAGGTGGCGATGCCGTCAGACCCGGCGATGATGGTCGTCACGCGAGCCGTCACGCCAAACACCACGCTCCCGGCCGGGATGAGGTTCGCGGCGCCCGTGATCGTGATCGTGCCCGTGCCCTTCCCGCTGCAATTCGTGTCGGAGGCGATGGTGCAAGTCACCGACACCTTCGACATCTGCCAGGTACCGTTGCCCGTGTTGCTCGTGGGTGGGCCGAGGTAGAGGGTGGTGAAGCCGGCCTCGGAGTTGCTCAACAGTGTTATTAGACCATCGGCGGATGATTTCATGCGCGAGCGCACCCCCCACGCCAACGCCGAGGTGTACTCGATGGAAACCGTGCTATTCGTGGTGAGGGTTCCCCCCACTGTCGTGTTCCCGTCTTTCGCCACCTTGAATAAGTTGGTTGCCCCCGCCGCCCCGCCCAAGACCTGGAACGGCAGGAACCCGGCCGCGCTCGACGTGTCGGTAAACACGAACCGCACGCCCTGATCGACGTTCGCGTTGTTCACCGTCGCCACGACGGAGAAGGACGGGGTTGTGGCAGCCGTGATCGTGCCCGCGTTCACCGCCAACGGTCCGGTCAGGATCGGAATGGCAATCGTCGGCACCCCCGCCACCGCCGTCACCGTCGCCACGGTGCGATACTGCGGCGTGCCCGACGTGTCGTAGCCCTGGATGAGCAGGGTGTCCGCCGCGGTCGTGCCGGTGCGGAGAGCGCCCCCCGTGGCGAACGTGATCGACGTGGTGCCCGCAATGGCGCCGTTCTTGAGATACACCACGCCTGTCGTGAGGTCCAGAATCGCCATGATGTGTCCCCGCTAGTTCGTCGGCCCCATCGCCATCGCGGACGTAAGCCGCTGATAGCCGTACCACTCGATGTGCCCAGCCAGCCCCGCCGCCGACACGTTCAGCATAAAGTTCTTCCCCTCGGTCAAGGGGCGCCCACGCGGGCCGAAGTCGAACGCCCATCGGGTATCCACGCCCGGCGAAGTCGTCACCTTACACACGACTACCGCCGACGTGTTGGAGTCCTCGAAGGACCACGACTGCGCGGCGTCCGTGGTGATGTAGACGACCACTTGCTGCACATAGATCGTGGTGTTGGCGTTCCGCACCGTCACCAGTGTGGTATCGCCCGTACTGGCGGTGGCCGTCAGGCTCCCTGAGATGTCCTGATTGATCGAGCGTTCACGCTGGTAGCCGTCCATTAGTTACTCCGTGTCCGGGATGGCGAACAGGTCGCACAGCCCGAGATGGTTGGCCGTGAGCGTCTTGGCCGTGCTCGCCTTCGTGAGCACGTCCACGATGAGCGCGTGCGCCTTCGGGCCGATGTCCACCGTCTTGGTGTGCGTCGTGTCCGTCCACGTCACGCGGCCGCCCTCGAGCTTCGCCAGCCCAACCTCGGCGTGTTCCTGTTCGCTGAAGCTCAGGTCTTCGCGCAGTTTCCGCACGATGCGGAGCATGGTGATGTCGCCTTCGGCCGGCAGCATCCCCAATAGCAGCAGTCGGTCCAGTACCGTCAGGTTCATAGGTTCCTCTGAGGAAGGGCCACGCGGCGTCCCGCTCGGCCCCCTCGGTTATCCGCCTAGCCCTACGAATCGGCCAGCAGGGCGACCTTGTACGCCGTGCCGTCCACCCGCACACGAATCCACAGGCTCGCCGCCGACCCTGCCGCGACCGACGTGACCGCCGTGCCGCTGTTCAGGTCGAACTCGAAGGCGTACGTGGCCTTGCCATAGGCCCGCAGGTACGAGTTGATCGTGCCGCCGTCCGCGTGCTGCCCGTAGAACAGGTCCGCCGCCACGGTGCCGCTGGACACCCCGAAGATGTCCGACCCGACGCCCGCCACGTAGCCCGCCGTCACCGTCGTCCCCGACAGGTCCAACTGGCCCATGACGCCGTAGACCATGCTCGAGCCGACGTTGATCGTGTTGGCCCCGGCGATGATCTTGCCCTGCGTGCCGTACGCGAACGCCGTCCCGGTGACGTTCCCGCCGAACGTGACCTGGCCGCGGGTGCCCACGATGTTCCCGCTCGTCATCGACGTGTAGGTGGTCGCGGACCCGACGATGGACCGGATGGTGCCCGGCGTGGCCGAGCCGCCCGTCATCGTCACCTCGAAGGCGTTGATGCCGCTGGTCGGGGCCGGCGCCGCCAGCACCAGTTTGCCCGCCGTGTGCGTCAGCGTGACGTTGCCGTTGTTCCAGTTGATGACCCCGCCCGAGGCGAGGAACAGATCCGACCACATCAGGGACGTGGTGCCGAGCGCCTGGGTGTCCGTCACGCCGGGCGAGATCGCCGTGGCCGCGATGTTCAGCACCACTGCGCCGCCCACCGACGCCCCGACGTTGTCGGCCCCGATGCGGTAGATGCCCGAGTTCAGGTCGTCACTGAAGGTGATGGAGGGCAGCGCCGCGGTGCCATCCGCGAACTCGGTCTTCGTGACCGCCCCGGACATCACCACGGTCCCGGTGAACGTCTTGTCACCGGAGATGGTCTGCGTGGACGTTTCGTCCACAATCTGCACTTCCGTGGTCCCCGACCCCGCCGGGATCATCTTCAGGATGTTGTCGTCAGAATCGACGTAGATCGGGGCAACGGCCGGGCTGGCGGTGTTCTTCACCGCCGTACCACGGCGAACGGCTGCTGAAGGCATGGGACTACTCCGAACCCCACTGGGGCCGCCGGGGTCAGCCGGCGACCATCCTGGGGTCAGTGTGAGGAACGGCGCTCCTGACCGAGCGCAGAGGATAGAGGACTAGGCGTCCCCGAGGATGATGAACCCGTTGGGGCCGTCGCCCGAGGTCGAGGGCGTCGAGCCGTTGTAGCCGAGGAACGCCGTGTAGCTGCCATGCACGACGCCCGTGCCGCAGTCCACGCCCTTGACGGACGCAAACCACTGCTCGTCGCCCGAGCCGGTCAGCGGCATCCCGATCACGGCGTCGGCCGCGGTCGCGTCGTTCGTCGCGTCATCGAACACCTTGTAGAAGGCGTCCGTCGCCGTCGCCTGCTTCTTCAGGTAGATGAAGTGGACCTTCGCCGCGGCGTCCGCCACGACGGCGTCGGCGCCGAGGTCGCCGAACCGCAGCAGGTACAGCTTCCCGGTGAGCCCTTCCTGATTGCGGCCCATCCAGAACGCCTTGAGCGCCAGGCCCGCGGCCCCGCCCATGCTCTTGTCGAAGTTCAGGGACGAACGCTTGACGAGAATCTGGTCAACAGTCGTGAGTGCCATCGGAGTCTCCTTGTCCTAGCGGGGGTTGCCCACGGCTAGGCTCCCGAGTGAACGAACACCTTCTCGCCGGCCCGAATCTTCAGGGCATGGAAGCCGGCACTTCCGCGCGCGTCTGCTTCACTGTCATGCTGCTTCTGGAGGGCCGCGAGCCGCGCATCCTCTTGGGCGGATAACCGCCGGTCTGCGCCTTCGGCCCCGCCCACCATCCACGTATCGTGATCGTCAAGCCACTGGATCACATCCAGCCAGCACCGAATCGTCGGCAGGATGGACGTGACCGGCACGACCTTGAGCTGGATCATCTGCACCGTCTCCGGGTCGTGCGTCAGCGCCGTCATCACGCCCAGCGACTTCGTCACCCGCCGCGCCAGCCGGTACATCGGCTGTTTGATGCCCGGCAGGATCACCAGATCCCGATCCCGCGCCGCGAGCATCGTCAGGAACCAGCCCGGCGGGGCGACGAGGTTGTACGGGTTCTGCTCCGCGATCCAGTTCATACCCGCTCCGAGGCGAACCCCGCATCCGCCGGGAGGTCGTCCCCGCTCACCATCGACCGGGACGTGCCCCGGCCCGTCTTGACCACCTTGGCCTTGCGCCGCGCCGGGTCCACCATCAACTTCCGGTCGAGGGCTTCCACGGCCTTGCTCTGCTTCTTGGGCGAGCAGTCGTCCACGTCCGGCACCCCGATCAGGCTCTCGAAGTCCAGCGGGTTCAGCGGGTCTTCCGTCCCCATCACCCGGTTCTGGCGCTTCGCCGGCCCGACCAGGAACGACGGCACCGTGTTGGTGCCCGGCTGCAACTGATACCGCTTGCCGTCATACATGACCGACAGCGTCTCCGGCGACCGGTTCACGATCTGCACGAACTCCATGCTGCTCCTTTGTGCGTTGGGACCGATGCCGTCGCACCGGTCCCGTTGCACGTCGGGCCTACGCCCGATTACTCGCCGCGCACTACGATAAGCGACTGGCCCGTAACGCCAGCCATGAGGGCGCTCTTGCCGGGGTACTTGCAGTGGTACTGCTTCCGCATCCGGTACCAGGCCTCGAACGAGTCGCGACCCGAGCTCCCGGTGCCGACGCGGACCAGCACGGAGCCGTCCTCGTCCACCCACTTGCCCTTCTCGGACTCGTACTTCACGAAGCCGGAGTTCTTTTTGTCCAGCAGCATGATCACGTCGAGCGGGAAGTCGCGGATGGTCTTGATCGGCACTTCGCCCATGCTCAGGTCGCCCTGGGTGAAGGCCGCGGTCCCCGCATCCGGCTTGCGAAGGTCGGCGCCCGAGTACCGGCGGTCGGACTCGGTGAGCTGGAGGTAGAGCCGGCGCGTGCTGTGGTGCATCACCAGCACGTCGATCTGCCCGCCGAGCTTCTGGTCCACCACGTCCGCCGTCTGCTGAAGGATGTCCGTGGACAGCGCCCCGGTGGACGACTTGACGTAGGACTTGTAGACCGGCCAGGTGGTGCGGGACACGCCGAAGTAGTTGTCCCGGTACGTGCCGTCGTCCACGAGGGCCATCAGCCCCCAGAACGCCTGCTCGTAGCTGGTGTCGAGGATGTCCGTCACCGACGAGTTGGCCGCCTGCACGATGTAGTCGTCGGTCGTGCTGGAGAAGGCCGAGTCGATGACGATGGTCGATCCCGCCGATGAGCAGGACACAACCTTGCGGATGCTCGAGGACCGCAACAGGCCGGTGGCCGGGTTGACGAACCCGATGTACATGCCCGGCTGGATGAAGCGGTTGCCGAAGCTGGCGTGCGCGATGCCGCCAGGCGCGTCGAGGGTCTGCGTGATGGAGTTCGCGCCCGTGGTAACGAGGGCCAGGATGCCGCGGCCGTCCGTCGCCAGCGCGTACTCTTCCCGGCGCGCGATGTCCTTGATGAGCGAGTCCATCTCGTCCCGGCGGGCCGACTTGAACGCGCCTTCCGAGGACATCGAGTCCTTCATGGCCTCGTAGGTCATGCGGACCCGCGCCATGAGCTTCTTCTGGCCCACGCGCACTTGGACGTGGCCCTGCACCCCGGCGTCCGCGAACGCACCGTCCTCGCCCACGAACATCGGGGAGACGTTGCGCGAGACGTGCGCGGTGTAGACCACTTCCCGGCCGCTGAAGCCCTTGGTTTCCGTCCTGAAAAGGTCTTTCAGGGGGTTGCGATCGTTGACCTGTTCCGCGACGAAGTCCTCGTAGTAGTCCTTGAGGATGCCGTCGATCATCTGCGTGTCAGCGCCCATGTTACACTCCCAGTTTCCCCTTCATGGCGAGCCACGCCGCCTCGTGCAGCGCGTCTTCGTCCTTGGGGACCGTGGGGGTCGGCGTGCCGACCGGCCCACCGGACCCGCCCCCGGTTGGGGCGGCAGCGGTGCGGGCGACTCGCGCCCCCACATTCACGGCGGCCTGCCGACGTACCGGGTCGAGCATTTCCGCCGCGAAGTGTTTGATGAAATCCGAGACTAGTGCGGTGTCTCGGTTGATGTAGCGATGCAACTGCTGTCGGTCCAACTCCACGTAGGCTGTGAACGCCCGACGCACGTATTCCCTCTGAACTGGCGTCAGATCACGTCCTCCATACAATTCCGTTTTCGCCCGACCATAGACCGTATCGAGAGTTTGGTCGGCAACGGAGTTGTAGTAGGACTTCTGTTCTTCTTCGGCCGCTTCTTCGATCTTCTTCAGCCGAGCTTCAGATGCGGCTTGGGACGCCAGAACCTTACGCGCCTGCTCGGGAGTCAATGAATCGAATTCCTTTGACCACGGGAACAGGTCATAGAATGCCGCCTTTATCGCAGTCCGTTGCTGCTCCTCAGGGTCCGGAGTCCTGGTACTCGTCAGGGCTTCGACCTGGCGGCGGTAGAGGTCGGCTTCGGCCCGGGCCTGCGCGGTGGCCTGAGCAGCGGCCTGCTCGATTCGGCGGCGCTCGTTGACGAGTTCCTGAATACGTCGGTTGGCGCCCTCGGAATACGGGGCAGGAGCACCATCGCTGGGTGACGCCCCAGCCGGCGCGGGAGACGGTGTGGCAGGCGGAGCCTGCGTCGGGACGCTGGGCGGTGCGTCCGGGATGACGCCCTCGGGCACGGTGTATTCGGGATCTGCGGACATAACCTACCTTTGGTGACGCGGGTGAGGACCGCGAGGTTGCTGTCCGAGATTCTAGGCGTGGGTCAGAGAGTACGCAAGGGGTCGTGTAAGGACGTTTAGCGTGTCGCTGCTGTCATGTCAGATTGGGACTCTGACCGCTTCGGAAGGATGTAGACCTCGAACCACTCCCGGGCCGCGACGGTTTCGACGCGCACGAGGCGCCCAAACCGCCGGGCCGGAAGCATCTGATGGCGAATGTGCCAGTAGACCGTGACCTTGGGCACCCGGGCGTACACGGCTAACTCCGGGACCGTCAGGAACCGCCGGGGGTGCGTGGCGAGGTCGATGATCATGCCAGTAATTGCTGCTGTTCGGGTTCCGGTTCGGCGGGTTCCAGCGGCAAGACTTCCTGCGCCAACCGCTTCGCCGCGATCTCGCAGTAGCGTTCATCCGAATCGATGCCGATGACTGAGTGCCCCATCATCTTCGCGGCTTCGAGCGTAGAACCAGAACCCATGAACGGATCGAGCACTACCGACGACGGCGGGACCACCGACAAGATCCAGCGCATCACATCGACCGGCTTCTCTGCGATGTGCCGCTTTTCATCTACCGGACCGCATCTGTAGACGTTCTGCACCGCCCCGTCGAAATCGGAATCTACGGGACCATTGGACGCGAACACGACATACTCGGCCGAATGGCTGAACTGACCGCGCTGCATTCTGATGCCGGGCTTCCACCACGTTGCGATGTTGCGCCACACCCATCCGCCACACTGGACGGCATCTGTCAGGGTCGGCAACTGTCGCCAGTCTGTGAACGAACACAGGACCGCGCCATCTTTCGATGCGTGCCGCGCAGCCATCATCCACAGCGAACACCAGACGAGGAAGCTGCGCTGATCTCGGTTGTCGCCCGCGAACTCGGGGCGGTATGCCGCCGTGTCGCTGTTGACGTATTTGGTCGTCGTCTGCGCCATGCGGTCGCCGCGAAATTGCCCACCCGATGAATACGGCGGATCGGTCACAACGGCCCCCACTCCAGACAGCGCCGGGAGTACGTCGAAGCAGTCGCCGTGGTAGATGACGATGCCGCCGTGCGAGTGGTAGGGTTGGATCATGCCGCGGGTTGCCCCTGTCCGTTGGGCGGCCCCGCCAAGTCCTGCGGGTTGCCCGACTCCAGATTGCTCTGCGTCAGCGCCCGGGACGCCCCCGCCGCCCCCGGCACGCCCGGCATCTGCCCGGCTTCCTGCGCCGGTTTCAAGCCCTGCCCGGCCGCCATCTGCATCCGCTGGCCCGGCGGCAGTTCCTTCAGCAGTGCCGCCTGCTCATGCAGCCGGAAATGCTCCGTCAGCCCGGCTTCGACCTCTGGATGCTCCAGCAGCATCTGCCGGACCCGGTCCCCGTTCGCCCACTTCCGGTGCTCCACCAGATGCACGGCGTCGTCATGCCACAGTTTCACGATCATGGGGAAGTGGGCATCCGGCGCCATCGGGCCGTTCTCGCCCACCCACGTCTCGAGCCCGTCCTGCTCCTGAAGGGCCGATTTCACGCTCTGGTCCAGCGCCGGCAGCAGGTGGGTGATGCCGAAGTCCCGGAAAATGGCGTACCGCTGGTCAGGATCCTTCGGGTCGATCATGCCCAACTGGTTTGCCTGCTCGATCGCGGCCCGTTTGCCCAGATTCGTCTTGGGCATCTGCGACCCGTCCTCTACCACGATGTCCACGGCGCCCTGGAGGTCGGCGTTCTGGAAGTGCTTGATGCTCCAGCGCCGGTTCGGCCCCATGATGCTCCATGTCCGCTCCTGCGGGCCGTACTGGCGCTCCAACTCCAGCGCGAGGCTGTACCACTGTCGGTAACACTCACCCCGCTCTGAGAGCGCCCCGCCGAACCGACTCTGGGACCGCTCCACAAGCAACTGGAGGGCCGAGAACGCCTCCACCCCGGCCGGCTTCTGGCCGCGCATGATGTCGTACGTCCCGGTGAGCCGTTCCACGTCTGAGAACAGTTGCGCCCTCATTACTGGTAGAGAAGCGGGAATGTTCTCGCCCGGGATCCGCTCTGGTTTGGCCGCGCCGCCGGCCGCCAGCGGGTTCCACTCCACCACCAGCCCGGGTTCCCCGGTGAAACTGGTGACTTCCGCGCCCTTCGGCTTCAGCCAAATGGGATTGCCGACCCTTTGCACGATCAACTGCATGATGGCATCGAGTTGGTTGATGGCATCTTGCTTTTGCAGGATGAGGTCGAGTGGCCCGCGGCCCCAGAACCGGCCACCGAAGCGGTTGAACCGCTGGTACAGCCACGGGAAGATGCGCCGGCCCTGGTTATCCGAGTAGGGTAGCGGCCCGGGCGTCGATTCCCCCGGATCCCGCACAATCCGCGGGTTGGAGTCCCCCGCCACGCGCATGAACAGCCCGTCCGGGTACTTGTCGCAGGGCTTGTACCACAATTCGTACTCCGGGAGCCCCTCCGACCCCGGCCCGGCGTCACCCCCACCCCCTGAAAACGTCAGCGGGGAGCCAGACACGTCGGTCTGGGTCGCCAGCGACCGGAACATCTGCAAGGACTTGTCCTCGGGCGAGCCGGAGAACGCCAGCCCCTTCGCCAACTCGGGGTAGTGTTCCTCCCACCAGCGCCGGGTCCGCCACCGCTGCCGGATGAGCCCGGGGATCTGGCTGAACCACGCGTACGTCGGAGGGACCAGCACCTCGAGCGGGGACAGCACGTCGGTACAGCCCTTGCCGATGCGCGACTCGGTCCCGATGGGGTTGCCCTTGGGGTCCACGGCCTTCTGGAGCATCGGGCTCCCGCAGGACGGGCAGACGCCGGCCGCCACGTCCTCGGGCGGGAAGGTCTGCTGGCACGCCTGACACTGTTCATGGGGCACTAGGAGCGTGCCGTTGGAGTCCGCCCGCTTGTCCCACCAGACGTGCCAGAAGACGCTGTGGAGGCTGGAGAGCCAGAAGTCCGACTCCCAGGTGACTTCCTTCATCGCGTGTTCCTGCTGCACGCAGGGCTCGAGTTCGTCCGCGAGCTCGGCCGTCGCCACGTTCCGGGGATCCTGCCCGTTCGGCCGCGCCGAGATGGACAACTGCACCGCGGAGAACACCGACCTGACCGTGTCCACCGTCTCGGCCACGATGTTCGTGACCGGCTTCGGCGTCCACTTCGTCAGGCGCTTGTCCTGCCACTGGCCGCGCTTGCGGTCGTAGTAGATCCACTGGCGGCCCAGCACGTACATGAGTTTCCGCCACCACTCGCGCTCGTAGACGGTGCGATCCTCCAGGCACTCGGCCTTGAACTTCGTGAAGAAGTCCAGCAGGGCCGCGTCGTCGCCGTAGGGGCCGGCGATGGGCTCGGGCTCGGCCTCGCCGCGCATGGCCCGCTCGATGGCCTCGCCCACACCAGCGGGGGACGGTTCGCCCGCGTCAGGCGCGGAGGTGTACAGGTCAGGCATGGCAGACTCCTACTGGGTGTAGACGACGGCCCCGGCCTCGTCGTGCGTGGCGCCCATCGCCACCGCCGCCTCGTCGCCGGGATCCTCGAACAGCGAGGACAGTTTGTTGAAGAACTGGTCCGTGGGCACCGTGCTGGCCGCGGCCGTCGCCGTCAGAGGCGAGCCGTCCACCGGCCGCAGCGTCGGGACCGCCAGCGCCGCGCCCGTCACCCGCGCCAGCAGCGCCGTGCGCTCATGCTGGATGGTGTTGATCTGCACACGCATCCACTCGATGGTCTGCTGGCGCAGCGCCAACTCGCGCTCGGCCACTTCCCGCTTCGTCCGCTGCTCGGCTAGTTCAGCGATGAGAGATTCGTAGGCGTCACGACGGCACCACATGACTCCGGCTCCTTGAACTGGAGGGCGTGCAACACGTCCTCGGTCTTCGTGTACCACGTCGCGGCCTCGCACTCGTCGAGGTTGATCACCTGCGTCACCGCGCCGAACTCGATGGGGTCCACCGTGTCCTCGGACCTAATCCGGATAGCCGTTTCGATGGCCTTCACCCGGCTCTCGGCCTGCACGATCGCGTTGAACTCGCCGCTCCGCACCAGAAACTCAGCCATGATTCACCACTGGTAGAAATCCCCCAACCCCTGTTCCGGTGCCGGCACCCACGCCGACGCCCGGCGCTCCCGCTCCACGGCCCAGCGGACATCCTCCGGCAGCGTGCTCAGGTCGCGGCCTTCAACCGCCTTCGGCGCATCCGGCATCTCCGGCCAGAGCTGTACGCAGTAGCGTACGCAATCTGGGAGTTCGTCATCGACCTTGAACACGCGCTCTTTGATGCGCCGCTGCCCGTCCAGGCTCACGTTGTTCGCCCACCGATACGATCGCATCTGGTCGATCATCATCGGCACGCGCGACTCCAGGAACCACATCTTCCCACTCTGGAGCCAGGACTGCACGCGCCGAATCCCGCCCTCCACCGCGTTCTCGCACGGCGCCGCCATGATGCCGTGCTGCGCCAACTCGATCTGCACTTGCTTCGCGCTCCGGTCGTAGCCGTACTGCGGATGGAACCCCCCGACCATCTTCTTGATGGCCGCGACGTGGTCGGAGATGGCAAGATGCCGGGCCAAGTACTCGCCCGTCCAGACCATGCCGTACTCAGTCATCACCGCGAGGGCTGCGCCGAACGGATGATCCACGCCCGGGTCGATGGTGCAGAGTGATGGCCGTGTGGTGTGGATGTTCGGCCACTCGGGGATGACCAACCGCTCATTCCCGGCCGTGATGATCTGGCCGTCGATCTTGTCGCCATAGACGGCCCCGGTGAAGTGAACGAACTCGGCATCGAACTCCTGCCGGGCGAACTCGGGATCCAGTTCTGCGCGGGCATCGTCAATCTCGCGCTTGCTCAGGGCGGGGTTCTCCTGCGACTTGTACCGCACGCCCCACGACCCTGGCCGCCCTTCGTTGGCCGGCTTCCAGAACGTCCGGTACACCCAGTCGTACCCGTTCGGGGAGGTCGTCACCCACGCGATGCCCTTCTTGTCCACCAGCGCCGGCAGCAGCGTCTTCCACGCCTGCTCTGGCACGTCTCGAGCCTCGTCCATCCACAGCGCATCCAGACCAGGGCCACGGCCCCGCTCCGGATCGTCGAGGGATCGGCATTGGATGATGGTGCCATTGACGAGTTTGAATTCCTGGTGGTTCTCGGACCACCCCTTCTTGCCCGGGATCAACCAGTCTTCGGGGATGGCCTGACGCAAGGCCGGGAGGACGTAGTCGTGCAGTTTCGGAAACGAGGGCGCCGTGGCCCAGATGACTTGGTTGGGCTTCGCCGCGAACAACGCGATGCCGTAGGCGCCGATGACCGTCTTCCCGCCGCGGCGCCCGCTCATGAGACAGAGCCGATTGAACGCCGGTTCGCCGCCCGCGTTCTTCTGCTGGAGCGCGTTCAAGAACGCTTCCTGCGCCGGGTGGTAGAGCAGGGACACCGTCCCCATCAGTTCCGCTCCACCCCACGCCGCCGTGCCGCCCTGAGTGATGCCAGGTTCGCGTCCTTGAACCGCCCCCAGCCCCCGGCCGCTTCTTCTTCCTTCACATGGCACCGCTTACACAGCAGCCACGCCCGGCCCGAACTCAGGTTGCCGTGATGCCGCTGCACCATGCGCCGGGAGCCGCACTTGCTACACGGCCCCATCGGGACCGCCCGCTGCGCCCGCTTCCGGGCCGTCGCCGGGGCTACGTCGTGCGGGTCACGAATGCGTGCAGGCATTGGATGGCATCGAATCAACCACTCCACCAGATGTCCCGCTCATCCCACTCAGCGGCGTGCTTGTTGTCGTCCATGCCCACGGGTAGATGTAGATGTAGGAGTCCTGCGTCCACTCCATCTCGCAGTCGAGACAGTGAACCATGCGGCACTTGGCGCAGTACTTCACGCGCTTGTGTGCACGCTCACACCGATGCTGGCAGTTGTCATCATTCATGCTCGCCCCTTATCCGGATAGGTGTAACTCGTCCCCTGAAACCAGACCACCTCGGGCCAACGCACGGGCGTCACTTCTCCACCTCGACATCCCGCGGCACCCCGACCACCTGCCCGGCCAACACCGGCTTCGGTCCACCCCCAGCCGGCATCTCGAACTTCACTACCAGGTTCGTCATCACCTGCGCCGTCCCCGCCGCCGTCCCCCCCGCGGTGTGATTCTTAAACGCCCCCCGCCCCTTCAGCACGGCCAGGATGGCGTCCTTGTCCCCGGAGGCAATCAGCTTCTCCAGCGCCGCGATGGCATCGGGAATGATACCGTGGTCCAGCCGGTCCTCGGTGTCCTTCAATTCCCCGTTGTGCCGCATCCGGTAGAGGATCTGGCGCACCGCGTTGTAGGACATCTCGAAGGCGTCCGCGACTTCCTGCACCGACGCCCCGCGCATGACCATCGCCATGATGGACGCCCGGCGCTTCTTCCACCCTCCAGGCGTGCCCCGAAACGGCACCTTGCCCTGCGCGGCCCGGCGGTCAGCCACCTGCACGTACCGCTGCGCGAGCTGCTGGGTCGGCGTCTCCACGGCCACGGGTGCCCCCTCGGGCTCGCCCCCGACCACCGCCAGCCCCTTCTCCATCCGGCCTCGAGCAGCCATGCACACTCCCGTCGCGCCTATCCTACGCCTGCGACCGCCCCGCGTCTACCCCGGACTTCGGCGCCCACGCCCAGCAGCCCCCGCCCAGCGTGGAGCACAGCACGCGGTCAGACATCCACCTTGACTGCCAGTAAACACGCTCGCAGGTGTCGAGATGCGCCATGGCCTCCACCCACCGATGCCGGCACGTTAGGCACGGCCCGCCCTTCGGCGCCACGAGCTCCTGCGGCCAGGTGTGTGCGGGCAGCCGCTCAAAGGTCGTGTGCGCCTCATGGTTGCCGTCGTGGCCGAGTGGCAGCGTGCAAGACCAGCCCCCTTCTGTGGCCGAGCAACACGACCCATCCTGGAGTGCCGCGTCCCGCGTCCGCTCCAGCGAGGCCACCCGCTGCTCCAGCCGCTCCCGGTGCGCCTTCAGTGCCACCAGTTCCCGCTCCACCCACGCCGCCATCTCCTGCATCGGTCCCATCCTGCCACCCCCTTATCCGGATTGCCGCGCTGCCGCCCGCCGCGCCACCACCGCTGCGTACCCCGCGTCAGACCCAACTGGCTTCACCCCCCGCTGCGCCGCCCGCCACCGCTTCTGACGCGCCGCATGGCAAATCCGGCACCGGCGCTTGCCCCCGGCTACGGTGGTCCACGCCGCGTGCCCAAACCGGCACACCTTCAGACGAGACCCCTTCTTCATCACACCCCTCCCCACTGGTCAGCCATCGCCGCGGCTAACCCGGGCAGCGTGCGGCTCCGGTTCTTCCACCGTTCAGGCCCGGGCGATTCCCGATGCACCCGCGCTACGCGCCCCTCGACCACGTCGGTCGGGACCAGCAACGGCAACCCCTTCAGCCACAGGCACGTTGCCTTGGTTTCCCCGTGGCCGAACATCCACGGCTGCACGATCTGGTCAGGCTTCCGAATCCGGCTGCTGATGATGCCGATGGGGTTCTCGATACAGATGCGCGGGATCGGGGCGTCCATCAGCCGTCGCGCAAACTCCAAGGCGGCGGCCTGTTCGGACTGCTTATCCTTGAACCACCGGGCGCCTGAGACGGCCAGATGCGTGCAGGGCGGGTGCGCCACCATCAGATCCCAGCGCGCCGCAGGAGGCCACGCCTCCAGCACGTCATACTGGAAATGAAACGAGCTCCCATCCTCAGCCGGCAACAGATCGCACGACCACGCCTCATGCCCGCGCTCGCGGAACGCCCGCCGCACCACCCCTGAGAACTCACAGGCGACAAGGACTCTCATGCCCCAGATACTACTCTACCGTAGTCCCCATTGTCAACCCCTCCCCTAAAATCCGCCAAACACCCCGGCTCCATACGGTACGAGCACCTGCCTTTTGCTAAGCTTTCTTTGAATTCGCCCCAACTACCCCGCCCATAGCCAGCCATAGACCCCCACCATAGCATCCCAACCCCACCCTCGCCCTCCCACAGGCCAGCACCGGTCCCCATACGGTGGCACTAGGGCATTTCTTGGCCTGTTTCTACTCATTCCCCCAGCACCGCACACGGCCAGCACAGGGCACCACAGGACCACCCCAACCCAGACACAGGGCAGGGCTGACTTCGGGCTGCATCAACAGGCTCCTTGGCACTCTATACGTGAGCGGTGGGTCGGGCCGTCGGGGGTACCGGGTGGGGGTGGGGTGGGGGCGACCGGACGCCTAGATGCCGGCCTGACCCATAATCAGGACAATCGGCCAGGCTACGTAGAATCAATGACTTACAGGTTAACACAACAGCGCTTATCACACTCCGCACGAATCCTTAGCCTTTCTGATGGCGAAGGTCGCCAGGAGCCCGCCAGGACTGGCACGGAATCGGCCCAAGCGAAGGTCCGGCCCGAGCCCGCCTCGCCCCAGATCAGCCCCCGAGCATCTGCCGGACAGGGCCAGGCCGAGCCGCGGCGCAGGGACGCATGGGCTGGCGCATTGATGGACTCAGGCCATCCGTAGCATACGCTACACCGTAGCATAGGCTGGAACCTAAACAAACGTTCAGGATTGGGCGGGCTAACTGTTGAGTAAGTTTACACATTGTCATGCCCATGATCTGCACTGGTGTAGGGATAGCCCATACTCATCATCGCCTTGCCCGTGCCCGTGCCCTGGCTGGCCTGTGGATGGGGCTGTGTGGCATCAGGAGCGGAGCGTGGGCTGGTGTGCTGGGAAGGGTGTGCGACTGGACAGGTGTGGTTCTGGGGCTGTGCTGGGGCACTCGGTGGGGCTAGGGCAGACGGCCTATTGTGGGCCGGGATGCAGAAAGTGAGGGCGGGGTCTTGACAGGGAGCCTGTTCGTGCGTAGTATCTATGGTAGACACGGAGGCAGGGACCATGACCTCACACGACGTAGCGCGACAGGTGATGCAGGAGCGGGACGCGGAATGCGCGCGGATGATGGGGGAGCGCAGCCGGTTAGGCCGCCGAGTGGCCGTACTGCCGGGGTACACGGCCCATGCCCGCTTCGCGGCTGGGCTGCTCGGGGATGTAGCCGGGTACATCCCGCGGGAAGTGCCGACGCCGTATGCCAGCGGGCCGACACACACGGTCTGGACGCGGGCGGCCGATGGACTGCGCGTCATCATCGCGGAGACCCGGCATCGGCGGTATGAGGTGTTTGAGGTGGTCGGGGACATCTCAAGCCGGGATTGGTAACGGCATCAGGAGTAGGAGACACCATGAAACATAAGTGGATCAGGACGTACGCGGTCGAAGGCGGATTACGCGAGAATCCCGGCGTGTGGGGCATTAGTGGCGCGGCCATCGCCATGCGTCAACACTGCCAACACTGCGGGGTATCGCGCCGGAGGGTGTTCGGTGACGTGGACACCCCGTCACGTAATCACGGCTGGAAGTACGGTCGCATCGAGGATGCCGACTATCCCGATCACGGGGCGAGCAAGCCGGGGCCGTGCGCGGCCGTCTAGCGACAGGACACAGCCCCGCGGAGGGGCCATCGGTGGAGTTATCCGGATAACAGGAGCTTGGCCATGAAAGCAGACTCGATCGACATGCTACTGCGCTGGATACGGACGCACAACGGCGATACAGAGGCCGTCGCGCTGTGGATGGCGCGGACCCTGCACGTTGGGTCACTGCCCGCGTGCCGTGCGATGCTTCGGGAGGCCGAGGCCGCCGTTCCCGACCACATGCACATCTGCGCCAATCTGGACCGTATCGAGGCCATCGCGGCCCGCGCCGAGGTCAAGTAGTGCGCTTCCTCGCCCTTTACCTCGCCGTGTTCGTGGCCCTGCTCGCCTATTGGGCCGGGCTGCGCTGGACCATCCGCCGACTGTGGAAGGACTGACCATGCCGGATACCGTGTTCGCCTTCACCGACTACGGCAAGCGGTACACCGTGCGCCCGTGGCGCCAGGAAGATCGCGGACGGCTCGGCTTTGAGCCGTGGCACATCGGCACCAAGTACCCGTACGTCCTGACCGATCAGACCGGCGCCCTCATCAACAGCGTGAGCCTGGATGACCTCGAATGGTACCGGGCCACCAAGACGCCGGCCGTGGACCCCGACCCGCGCGACTGACCACCCCGAGCCCCCGAGAGGAGCACACCATGCCACTCAAGACCGAACAGAACACCCGCACGATCGAACGGAGCATCCGAGGCGCGTTCCGAGCATGGGCGCATCAGCGCGTCTTCAACACCGTATTTGAGCATGGGCAATGGTGGGTGATCCAGCCCGAGACAAAGCACGACGACGGCGGTACTTTCTCGGTCTGCGATGCCACGGGCGGCGATTCGGTCAACGGCTTCAGCTTCGAGAGAGTCTAGCCATGCCCCGCCCCCGCACGAACGCCGCCGAACGGGCTGAACTGCGCCGGATGCTGGCCGAGCTGGACTGCCAGCAGTTCGAGGCCGGCGGAATGGTCCGCCGAGCCCTCGAGCCTGGGGAACGCCGGGAAACCGGAGGCTATGCCCAGGTCGACCACGGCATCCGGGCCAGCCACGGCAACTATGACGTGACCATCACCGGTGTCATACCCAACGCGCCCGTATGGGCCGACATCTGCCAGCACGCCCGGAAGACCATCAGCGGGAAGGAACTGCGCCGCAAGGTCTGGGAAGGATTGAACGGCGGATTCGTGTCGGTCTGGTACCGGCACGCGCTCGCCGTCGCCAGACTGAGACTGGCCGGCAGCTACCGCGTGAGCCCGCCCATCCTCCCGCCCGATGCTGGACTAGGCGAGGCCGAGAAAGACCGCCAGGCGTATCTGCGCTGGGCCTTCGACGTGGACCGGGCCGCCCGCGACTGGACACGGCTGGAGGACGCACGACAGGCCATGTACCGGGAGTATGGGCAAGCAGCCCCGCCAGCCTACGAATCGAGGGTCCAATGAAACGCACGAAACCCCAGCCCGACGCGAGCCCGGACGAGGCACGGGCCATCCTTCAGGAGCTCGCCAGGGTCACGGCCGAGCAGCCGACCTTTACCTTGCCGAACCCCCGGGACCGGGCCATCTGGGAGGCCGAGCAACGGCGCCGGCCGGAGAATCAGCGCACGCTCTGGGCCTGACAATCGGTCGGGCTGCTCTCGTTCGGGGCGGGACACCCGGCCATCCCGGCCAGGCGTGACCGGCTGGGCTGTGTCAGCCCTCACCGCCCACTTGTTCGGCCTATCCGGATAAGGGATTATCGTTCGGGCTCTCGTTCGGCCTGTTGATGGGCGCGAGCCTCCCGGTAGACCACGGCCGCGTACCAGCCATGCTTCAGGTACAGCGCCAGCCCGAACAGGGCATCGGCATCGTCCCGGCAGGCACCGAGCGTGCGGTTATGAGCGATGCAGAGCAGCCCGCGCACTTGGCCGGTCTTGTGGTCGTGGTCTACCGCGAGCCGGCGCTGACCGGGGCCAGGCTTCCACCCGCACACGGCACACCCGCCCAACTGCCGCTCAATCTGGACGTGGTAGCCGCCCATCGCCAGCAGCCCGTCCCGCCTGGCCCGCTTATGGCGCGTGGCCGCCTTGACCTTGCGCGGCGTGGTCCTCGTTCGGGCTCTCGTTCGGGCCTTCATCGCTCAATCCGCCCCGTCAGTCGCACCGCCAGCAGCAGCACGGCCAGGACCGCCAGCACCCACCACTCCGGCGCCCCGGGCGGGGCGATCATCGTCCGGGCTCCGGCGTCGGCTCGTGCGCGTAGCAGCCGTAGCCGAGGGTGGCACACTCCACCATCCGTCGCCAGGCGTCCTCCTCAGATAATCCAGGGCGAGACAGCGTGAACGCCGTCAGGCACAGCGTGAACGCCGTCAGGCGACAGTATCTGACCTTCTCCACTGTCTCAGCGTGCCGGCACGTGTCGCACGGCGGCCGCGGCGTCACCACGGTCGGGCCGTAGCTGGTCCCGAGATCGGTCAGGACAGCGTCGGTCGGGGCGCCGCTCGCGTCGATGGCCCCGCACTGGCAGACCAGAGCGTGCCGGTCGAAGTGGTGGTCGCACCTGTCGTGTTCGTGCGTGGTGTCAGGCATCCTCATCCTCATCCTCCTCCGTCTCTGGCTCGGGCCGCGCCTCGACCAGCGGTTTGCCGCAGTAAGGGCACCGCATCCAACTGTTCAGGATCGGGCCGTGTTCGTTCGTGAACTCGAAGGGATCGCCCCCGCACGCCGGGGTCCACACCCCGTCCGGGTCCAGCGTCCACGCGCACGTCTGCGGCCCAGGCGGGGTTGGGTCGAGGGCGGCCATCTTGAGTAGCACGCCCCGATAGGCCGCCGACTCCATACCCATCGGAAGGCTACGAATGACCGAAACGAGGTCGTCCCTCAGCCCCTCCCACTTCACCCGCCCCTGCTCGGCCTCGGCCTGGGCGTCCGCGAGGGACTGGCGCAGGGTGGCAAGTTCCTCACGGGCCTGATTGCCGAGTTGGATCGTGCCGTTCAGCTCATCGCGCAACTCGCCGTTCTCGGCGTCAAGGATGGCGCAGCGGGGGCACGGCGTGGGCGTGACGATCAGGTTCGCCGATAGCCCCATCTTTTCGGGGACTCGCGCCGGGCCGAACGTCACGCGGCCGACCTGTAGGCCGCAGTCCTTCGCCTGGTGGTCGTGTGCGCCACAGGTGACGCAGTAGGTATTCACGCTCATCCCTTCCTCCCCTCGGCCCGCCACCGGGCCGATACGGCGTTTTCCGGAGACACCGGTAGCCCAGCCAGCTTTTCACAACGCGAACAACGCCGCTCAATGAACAGGTCCAGTCCCCAGCCGTGGGCTGGGACCAAACCACAGAACGCCGCTGTCTCACGAATGTCTGCGACCTTCCCATTAGCCGGGGCTTCTACCGCATGCAATCGCCAGCCCCTTTGGCCGGCGTCAAAACCCGTAGCTGGCGACCGCGGGTTCGGCTGCGTTGTCAGCCAGTGGATCACCGCGGCCTCCGGAAGGAATAGCCGGCCCGCCACCGGGCCACGGCTCCATCAGCGCCGCGAAGCTCACCGTTCACCTTGATGCGTTGCGCGTCACTCCACCCGAACCGCACCGCCGCCTCGGCCTCCCGGTCCCGCTCACGCTTCTCGGCCTCCCGCTCCTGTTTCAGCCGTTCCACCTCGGCCTCACGTTCGCGCAGGGCTTCACCGGCCTTGTGCAACTCCACCGTCTGGAGCATGGGGATCTGCTGCTCGTCCCGCTCGCGCAGGGCAGCGGCGAGAGTGTCACGTTCGGTCAGCAGGGCGCGGAGCCAGCGTTCGGCGTCGTGCGATCTCCCGATGGCACAGCGCGGCAGCATGTCTGGATACCGCGCTTTTCGATACACACACGCACACCTCCCGCCGGCGTGATTGTCCAGCGCCTCCCGCACGGTTTCCGCGACGGCCTTCTCGTCAGGCATGGTCCCCTCCCTCGGCCTCTGATTGGCTGGCGAGCGCGAACTTGCCGGGTTGCCACGACAGCACGACGCCTTTGACAGCCGCGTTGAAGGCGTCGATGGCTTCGGCCACCACGTCAGGCAGATCGCCGTCTTCTGGCAGTTCGTCAGAGAAGTGGTCGGCATCGAGCAACCGACACGTTACGGGGTCGCACAGCACCAACCGCAGGGCCGCGTGCGCGATTGCTTCATCGTCCGCCCACTCAAACACCTCGTCGGGGCTGGCGAAGAAGCGGTCGCTGGCTTCGTCGTAGACCATCTGCGTGCCGTCCCACGGACGCCGCTCGCGTTGGGCGAACTTGGCTTCTGCGATGCTGTGCAGGCAGGCCGCGCACACGACATATCCCGCCTTGGGTATGACCTCCGCACAGTCACGGCAGCGGACGTGTGTAGCCCCGTCCCACCGAGCCATCCGTTCGTCCGCGCCGTAGTAGCGCCCATCCCGCGACACCCACCCGTTCACCTGCACGAACGTCGCCGCCCGAACATCGTCGGGGAGAATAACGTCATTCATCACTCACCTCAGATCCACTTCGTCTTGTGCGAGCCGGGCTGAGCCTCGACCGGAGGCAACCCGGCCGCTCGCCGCCGTTGGCAAGTGCGACACAGCCCGCGTGCGCCGCTGTGACCTCGGAAGATACTCAGGGCGGCTCCGTCGCTGCGATTCCATCCGTAGCGGCACATCGGCAGGTAGTCGCCGTCAGACATTTCGGCGTAAAGATGCGAGCGCCCTTGGTCCTCTCCGGGGTTGCGCCCGATGGCTTCGACGTAGCCGACAACGGTAAGCGCGGCGGGGGAAAGGGGTGGGGTAATCATTGGCACCCTCGCAGTTCTTCGAGCGACCGGATCATCGCAATCACGTCACCTGACGCGACCGCCACGTCGGCTCGCTTCATGACCGCCTCGATCATCAGGTATCCGAACTTCCCGACCGGGCCGAGCGACTGATACTGCCTGAGCAGTTCGCGGCAACGGGCCTGTTCGCGGGGTAGTTCATCGCCAACGGTGTTCATCGCTTGTCTCCCATCAGCGCGTCCATCATCTGCTCCGGGGTCAGCGTCAGCGACCGCTCGCCACAGACCAACTGGTATTGGGTGAACGTGTTGAGGTCGAAGACCAACGTAGTCCGCAGCGGTGAGTCGCGGAATTTTATGCTCCCCGTGACAGACTGTTGCGCGTGAATGTTGTTGGTCATGGCCGCGACAGTGGAAATCACTACCGCCAAGGCCGCTTGTCGTCGATTCATTTCGCCTTCCCCTTCCTGGCCTTCGCCTCACGCCGTTCGCGCCGGCAGTCAGCGCAGTCGTGGTTGTAATCATGACCGGGCTTCGTGCGCCCCTTCCTGGCCTTCGGCGGCACCTCGGTAATCAGCACGCGGACGATGCGGCACCTGCGGCCGTCGTGCGCCCGCCATGACCGCGCCATGTACCTTGCTTCCCTGCGGGTGTCTTCAATGGCCCAGTCGTCGCCCTTGATCTGCACCGCCCACGCCTTGATCGGCTTCATCGCTCACCTCCGACGCGGCTCTCCATCTGCCACAGCCCGATCCAGTATTCGCGGCCGGTAGCCTCGTTCCTGACCTTGACGCCGGGACCGTGATCCGACAGGTCCACCACCGGTCCGGCGCACCAACTACCTCTACTGTGGTGCCACTCCACCCGCTTGCCGATGGGGAACGCCGCATGCACGGCACGGACGAGAAGGCGATCGGCCTGATTGACTCTGGCCCGAGCCCTAGACACAGTCGTCGGCAACAGCTTCATCGCTCACCTCGCCATCCGGCCACGAAGGCGGAGATCCAGTTGACGATTGATGCAATCGAGAACCCAACGATCGCCCATGCCCCTGTCGAGACAAGCGCCGCGATGAGGCAGAGCATTGCCATGATGGAGTAGTAATCGCCTCGTTTCATCGCTCACCTCGCCTTTCGCACGCGAACCGGCGTCATCGTGATCGTCACCACCGCGCCGATCTTCGGTGTCCGATGACGCGGCAGCAACAGCGTGATCGGTTCGCCGTACTCGTACCAGTCGGGACAGCCCTTGCGCCGGATGTTCGTGATCGTCACGCGCACATCGAGCGCGGTCGATCTCAATTCGACGACTTCACCTGTGTATGTCATCGCTCACCTCGCATCACCTCAGTCCGTCCGCGAACACCGCCAGCCGCAACCGATCAGCCGCCTTGGCCGTGTCCTCGCGCTTCCCGGCACAGAGAGGGCAGACTTGCCGCCCCTTCTCCACCTCCACCACCCGATCCGTGAGTTCGTCGCAGTCTTCGCACATCGTCATCGCCCGTTCCCTGCCTGCTCGGCCATGAACCGCTCGATCTCGTACCGCCGCCGAGCCCGCTGCGCGTTCACCCGCTGCGCTGTGTCCCCGTCCGGGACCACTAGGCGCTCCAACCGCGCGAGGCTGCTGCCCCCACATCCGCATGACTCCGGCAACGGCTCGGTCAGTTCGTCCCCGTGTCCAGTCGGGCCGGGGCACCCGTTCCACACCACCTCGAAGGCGCCCTGATCCCGGAGCATCACGCGCCGCCTTTCGGCGCCCATCCCCCACAGGTGTGACCAAACGTGGCGCAGGGGAACATGAGATCAGACCCATAATCATCGGTCTGGCGCGTGTCGTTACAGCACAGCGCGACGGCATCCCCGAAGTTCTGGTGCATCACGCCACTGGCACACGTATCGCACACCATCCCATCGCGGTGGTCAATTTCCGCCAGCACCACCCGGACATCCTCCGCGTCTAGACAGGTGGATTCGTTGTCGCACCCACACCAGCCCGCGTTGAAATCATCGTGCTTGGCAAGTAAGGCTCGAATCTCGGCCACGGTCCTCGGCATCACCACCCCTTATCCGCGTAAGGCCACGTACACCTGCGCCAACCGCCCGGACAGTGTGGCCCGCTGCCATCCCTCCACGGGCTGCACCCGGCCGGCGCTCTCAAGTTCGATGCGCCGCGGGCGGTACGTGTCCCCGCTCAGGCCCGTGGCCTGCTGGCCCTGGGCATCCGTCGCCCCCTCCGACCCACAGGCCAGCAGGTAGTCGTAGACCCGCTCCCGCAGGGATGCCGCGCTCGGGGCCACCGACCGCGCCGCCGCCTTGGACGTGGCGCTGTGCCGCTGGTAGGGCGGCATGGGCTCGGTCGGGAACAGGTCTGGTTGGTCCATGACGGGCTCCAGCGCCACGCTAGCCGACTTTCTCGCCCTCGGGCCGGCCGGTGGCTTCCCGCTTCTCCCGGGCCTCCCTGACCGCCTTGTGGGCCTTCCCACGGGCCACCGCCACCGGCGCCTCCAGCGCCGCCCGGGCCTTGACCGTCCGCGTCACCACCGCCAGCAGCAACTCGGCCTGCGCCAAGTCCGCCCCCTGAAACCAGTCCACCACCGCGCCCACCGGATCCTTCTTGCGTGCCATGTGCGTCCTTTCAGGTTGTCGAGTTTGCCGTGAACAATTCCGGAAGCATCGTATCGGCGTCACCGTGCGCGGCCTTCAGGAACCGGGCCGCAATCTCGCGGTTGCCATCAGCCAGCGCCAGATACCGCTCGAAACTGGCACGTAGCATCTCGCGCCGGCGTTCGTCGGCACAGACCTGCTCGCGGCGACCGCAGATCGACTCCGCGATCTTGGACCGAGCTGCGCCCGCCTTGTTGTACTCTCCGAGATCAGCGTCGTACGTCTTCTTCTGTTCCGCGTACCGGTTTGCATCGTTCTTCACGCGGTCCCAGTTCTCCGGCGAGAAGTGCTTGGCCGGCTGCACGCTGAGGTCGGATGTCTCGGGCCTGACGACGCGCTCGTAACGCGGCCCCGACACGTACTGAAGCGAACACCGCCGCAACGATCCCAGCAGCGCAACGGCCGACAGCGCATCAGCCTGATTGTAGAAGTAGATGTCGCCCACGCCATAGATCGTCATGTCGGGCGTCACTGGCACCGCATCCGGCTCGTTCGGGCGCGGCGGCAACAGCGGCACGCCAGCCTCCGCACACGCCAGATCGATGTACTGACTCACTTGGCTGTCGTTCAGAGCCAAGATTTCCGCATCGCTGAGATCGTCGAAGTTACGCATGTTGTCCTTTCGTGTCCCTGCCGTTGACTGTCTGAGGCATCTGGCCGGTCCTACCCCGGCTCCCCCGTTTCTACCGTGCCCTGAATTCTCTGCGGTACTTCGTCCCGCTGGCGGCTCCTTTCGGCTCTGGCCCACACTCAAGGGCAACGGGAACCTATCGCGCCCACACGGTAGCTTTTACTTGCGTGTCATATCGCCACGCCGCAGATGCCATGCTGCCTAACTCGCCTCGTACTGCCGCCACCACCGCGCCACGTCCTTCCGCATCGCCTCCAACTGCCGGTACACCCCAGCCCCGGCCCCCGCAATCGCCCCGGTCAGCGCCCCCAGCCCCAGCGCCAGCGGGAACATCAGCACCACCACCAGCCACAGCGCCAGCAGCCCCGTGAACCGCCGCAGCGTCAGCGGTTTCAGCGGCCGGTCCACCGGCTCGGGCTTGGGCGGCACCACCTTCAGCGCGAGGTCTTGTCGGTCCACGGCGTCACCTCCACGGCCCCCTCGGGCGTCAGCGTTATCCGGATTACCCGGTGATGCACCAGTTGATGACACGACGGGCAGAGCGTCACCATCCCCGCGCCGGTCGGGTCCACTGGGTTCCCGCCCTGGCTCCGGAAGACCGCCTCATGCACGTGCGCCCCTTCGTAACTCACCGGCCCCCGGCAGACCACGCACCGGCACTGGTCCCGGGCGATGACTTGGCGTCGGATGCGGGCGCGAGCCTCCAGCGTGACCTGTGCCGCCGGCCGCTTCAGCGCACGGTGCGGGTGAGGCTTGGGGAAGCTCACTGCTCACGGGCCCTCAGCATCGCGTCGGCCAACTCACCAGCGCACGCGGCCCACTGGTCGGGGTTGAACGAAACAGCCTTCGTGGTGTCAGGGTTGGACAGCATGCCCTGTAGCGCCATCCCCGCGAACCAGTCGCGCAACGATCTGGTTTGGGTAACTTTCCCAAACATTATCTCCCCAACTTCAGAGCGATTCGCCCATGGTTGGGCCGCTTCCTCTTGTTTTTCCCCCACGCTTCGCCTCCCGCCACCGATGGCAACTACTGTACGACCCACCCCCGACCGGGACCATCTTCAGCCGGCACCGCCCGAACCGCGCCAGCCCCGGCACCGGCCGCTCCTCAGCCCACCACACCAGTTCGGCGCACGTCGCGCAGTAGCCGACCAGGCGCGTCACTTCTCCACCACCTTCGCGTTCCGCCCCGCGGCGAGCATGTTCCCGGTCAGCCATTCCGCATCCTGCGCGTCGGCCGCACTCACCAGCACCCAGAACCCCTGCGGTTTCCCTGCCGACGCCTTCATCGCGCCCCGCAACTCCCGGATGCTCCACACCCCGTCCGGGTCCAGCGCCGCCCGTTCCAGCCACGCCGTCTGTTCCTTCGGCTCGAGCGCGGCGACGAGCTGGTGATGCGCGAAGGTCAGGTCGGCCCGGCGCCGCTCCGGTGGAATCCGCCGGCAGACCCACCCGTACACCTCCAATGTGGCCTGCGACCATTGCCCGTCCCGCGCCTCGTCCGGGTCCAGGGCTTGCGCCATCGCCTCCCCGAACACCGCCCCGCCCAGCACGAACCAGTCCCCGATGAGCCAGGCCATGCTCTTGTCGGCGGCCTTCAGCCAGCAGCCCAGCGCCTCCCATTCCTCGAACGAGGGCTGGTGTTGCAGGACCAGCCCGGTATCGGACCAGCGGAAGGCGCCGTCATGGGGGATGAGCGCGTCGGTCACTTCGCCCTCACCCCGATCTTGGTCCGGATCTTGTCCACCAGGGCCAGGTAGTTCCGCTCGCACCTACGCCGGGACTGGATCTCCAGCACCCACATCGCCAGCAGGAACAAGTCGCCGGCAAAGAAGATGGCCGCCAGCGTGTAGATGCTCACGACAGCCCCAGCCTCTCCGCGAGCTTCGCGGTCTTGATCAGGTCCGTCTCGCAGTGGTGCGCGATCGCGTCCCACTCCCCGGCCGCCACCAGCCGGGCCACGTCTGCCCCGGTGGACTCGTCCTCGGGCACCGAGATGTTGAACAGGCGGCAATACACCCCCAGCCCCTTGTAATCCACCAGCCCACCCCACGTCAGTTTGACCATGAGATCCACGAGCCGGAAGTCGCTGTGGTACTTGCTCAGTTCCAGCGGCGCGTGCGGCACCTTGAGGATCTGCGACCGCCGCTCCAGCAACGGCAAGTCAAACCCGCCGCCGCCCAACCCGATCCCGTTGAACGTGACGACGATGCCGGTGGGCAGTTCCATCCAGTACTCCGCGAGCGTCTGCCACCAATGCACCAGCATGTCCGTCTCAGACATCTCATCGGCCGTCAGCACGATCGGGATGCCCCGCGTGTCGTAGATGCCCAGCGCCACGATCTGCGCCGTGTCGATGTCCAGCGCCCCGTCCTCCGCGCGCTTCCGCGTCTTCTCCTGAAGGTCCAGCGCGATCTTCAGCGGATCCTTCATACTGCGGTTGGCCTTGACCGGCCCCAGCACCGCGAGCGCGTCCGGGTTGGCGATCGTCTCGGCGTCCACGACCAGTAGGCCGCGCTGCGCCCTCTCACCATTGAATCCCATCATGCCCTCCTAGAACGTGGGGTCGGAATCGTCGTAGTCGGCCGGTTCAGCCGGTGGCAGTTTCGGCTTCGCCGCCTTGGGCGCGGCCTTCGGCGGTTTCGGCGCCCGGGCCCGGATGCCACCGACGATCTTGCCGCCGTAACTCACGTTCGGGTCGGTGTAGAGCACGATCTTCCCGCCCACCCACGCCTCGAGGTCGTCGCTGCCCAGGATGCGCTCGATCAACTGCCCGTTTGTGCTGTTCAACACCAGCGGCTTCTCCGTCTCTTCGAACGTGAGGCACCACTTCATCTCGGCGTCGGCACCTTCCTTGGCGACGTTCAACTGCTCGCAGCCCGAAATGGTGACGATCACGCCGTCACCCACGTCCGTCTGCTTGAGGAACTTGCTCTCTCTGAGGTCGCTCACCTTTGGCATCTTCCGCTTCTCCTTCACTCCATCTTCAGGGTTACGTCGTACTCCGCCGCGATCCGGCACAGGTCCGGCCAGCAGTTCAACAGGGCCGCCTCGCCCATCCCCGGCGTGGTCAGGCTGATGACTAGGTCCAACTCCACCCACCGCGCCATCGTCCACCGCATGACCACGATCTTGAACTCGCTCTCCGGCAGCAGCAGCGTCAACCGCCGCCACAGCGACGGCGCCGACGCGGGACCAACCGCGGCCACACCGCTCAGGCCAAGTTGGTCGTTCCAGCGTTCCCCACGAAGCCACGATGCCGCGTAGGGCACGTACGACCCGTTCGCTTTCTGCCAGTCGTCGGTCGTGCTCGCCGCCACCAGCGCCCGCATCAGCACCGGGAACTCCGGCCGGCGCGCCGTCGTCTGTCGCCATGCCTTCACCGCATCCTTCTTCGCCTGTTTACGCGGATACGCCTGCCAGAACAGGTCGAACTCGGCCGCGGCTTCCTGGTCCTCGGGCCGGGGCATCTCCTGACCACAGCAGGGGCACTTCATCGAGCCTCCTACGGCCGGTCGTAGGTGTACAACACACCGTTGACATCGCACGCGAGGCCGTAGCCCATCATCCATACACGCCACCGTGCGGCAGCGTGGTCACGATGCGCCAGCGGCACATCTTCCCGGTCACACACGCAGAGCATCGCAGCCATCAACCCTGCGCTGGCCCATGCGCTGTCCCATGCGCTGGCCCGGGCGCTGTCCCATACGCTGTCCCGGGCGCTGTCCCGGGCGCTGTCCCATGCGCTGGCCCGGGCGCTGTAATGCCGCCACGCTGGATCTGGCGGCCCGGTCGGCGTGAACCACGGCACGGTCGGAATCGTGGCAATGAAGTCTTCCACCGCCACCACCCATGCCGGCTTCTCAACCGCTTCCACCACGAGCAACGAAGCCACGCGCATCTTCGTCGTGTCGCGGCCCAACACGGGGCCGTCGCTTTCCACCCGCCACAACGCGCCGGGGAACCGGCCGTACCCCACCGCGTCTTCGATGCGCTCCGAGAAGTGCAGCCCAACCCCGCACGCATCACCAGCAGCCGCACCGGGCACCGTTAGGGTCTTGCCCGCCACATACGGCCCGAAGGCCGCATCGTGCCATGACATCCCATCAGGCCGTGTCCACTTGTAGCCGGTCAGCCTCATACCTGCTCCCTTGATGTCCGCGAGGGGCGAGGGGGAACAGCCCGGAACCTCCGGACCTTCAGCCTGCACACCATTCCCAGCGAGCGCCGATGTCGGGCCTTTCTCGTCAGTCGCCATGATGCATTCCCCCTCGCCCGGAGTGGTTACTTGATGTAGGACTCGAGCAGCCGCAGGATCACCGATCGGATGGTGACGCCCTGGCTGGCGCACTTCGCCTTCAGCGCCCGCCACAGCGGCACCGGCACGTCACGGATGGTCTGAGTGCGGGATTCAACCGAAGGCTTCGTTGCTCTCATGAAAGGAAAGATACGACTAGAAGAACGAAATGTCAAGCACCATCTGATCGGCGCCTCATCTTTTTCTTGCACACGCGTACGGCGGGACGTACCACGGCTATTTCCGATGTAGTCTTCGGAACGTTCCTGCCGGGACCAACATACCAACCCCGGTCAGTGGGCTACACAACGCCGACTCGGAGGGAGGGTGGAGTAGAACGTCTTAAGGAGCCGTGGTTCTCCCGCAACGCTACCGGTCACATAGGGTCTTCGTGCCGGTATCACCGTCCAGGGCGAGCATGACTAACATCGGGTGGCCCGCTCCATCTGTACGTCCCCGAGGGTCCGCGGGGTGTCATCTCACGACGATACCTGAGTCGTCCGCGTCCGACATCGGCCCCCGCTCAGCGTGCGAGCGTGACCGCGTGGGCAACCATCTGGTCGCCGCTTATCCTAATCGCGCCGTCGCGAATGTTCCTTACTGTGGCACTTACGGCAAAGCCAAACTACCCAAAGCGGGAAATCGTAATTTCGATGATGGCCCACTGTCTTACAGGTCACGCCACATTGTTCACACGATTCGGAACGCACTAAACGCCCGGACTTGGTCGCTTTCAGAACGTACATGGCTGAACCAGCCAGCATCGTTGAACGACGACGATGACGCGGTAATTCCCTGTCTGATTCAAGGGGCGGTACGAGAACGAGTGGATCTGTCATAACGCTACCTCTCAAGTAGCTCTCGATAGTGGGGGTGAGAAGCCGGTCGAGAAAGCCGGCTTGTCGGGTGCGCGCCCTATCTCACCACAAACAATATACTCTGACTGGCCGTTAGGTCTACTGACAAATTGGCAGGTTATGCCATGCTCCGTTGCATATCTTAGTGTCTAGTGCTAAGATGTTGTCAGGGGCCGAGAGCCCGGGTGACGCCGGGCGAGGCAAGTGGCGCGTCCGCGATCCAGATGCCGACCCGGCCCCTCCCGCTCTTATCCCTAGACCGCTGGCTTGTTCGTGTCGATGTCGCCGTCGTCCAGGCTGCTCAGGATGTCGGCCAGCCCGCTGGTGAACTTCTCCACCCCCGCTCGGTACTTCGCCACATCCTTGACCTTCCGGCCCTTGAGGAACTGCAACAGGATCTCACTGATGGGACCGACCGCGGCCTTGAGCTTGTCCGCGCCCGACAGCGCCAGGGCTGCGCCGATGGCTTCGACCTGCACGATCACCTGAATCGCCTGCCCGATGACGCTCTGCGCCACGGCGACGATCTGATCGTCCCGCTTGCCGGGGATGAGGGCGGAAATCACCGGCCCCCCGAGGACGAGAAATTCCGCCGTCTTGCCGACGATGATCCCGATTTTCTTGAGCCAGCCCATAGTCACTTCTCCTTCACTGAAAACACGCCCAACACCGACTTCGTGTCCTTAAGTTTGTCGCCGGCCCCAGCCAGGGCGGACGTGGACAGTTTGGCCGACACGACCGACACGGCGTAGCCCGCCGCCGCCAGCCACTCGTAGTACGACCACTCGTAGACCGGCTTCGTGCCGATCAGGTACATGATGAGCCCGGCGACGATGCCGAGGATGAGCACCAGCGAGTCACGGTTGATCATAGTGTCTCCTATCGCCCAAACCGATAGATTGCCGCGCCCATTGCGATCAACGACCCGATCACACTAAGCGCCGCGAGGACGTACCCCCACATCGCGTGGCCGCCGAGCGACCGCCCAGCGCCTTCACTCCTGGACTCGCGCAGGCTGGTGATGTCCTTCTGGATCACGTCCACCCGCCCCAGCAATTCCGCCTTCGTGGCCCACGTCTTGTCTTCCGCGCCCTTGATGAGCGCCACAACTTCGGTGCGCGGCATCAGCGTCGTGGCTTGGTCTGACAACTGCCCACGGAACTCGTTGCTCCTGATGTTGTAATTGGCCTGCGCTTCCTCGGCCTTGATGATCGCCTTCTCCGACGCCGCGAACGCCGCAGCGTTCTGCTTGTCCATCGCGGCCAGGGCCGTCAGGACGGCGATCTTCTGGTCTTCCGCCCGCTCGCTGTACCGCTTGTCGCGCTCTTCGAGGACCGCGTCGAGGTGCGCGAACTTCGCCAGCATCAACTCCTTGAGGTCGGCCAGTTTCTCGTCAGGCGGCATCGTGAGTGCTCCATCTACGGCACGGCGACGGTCCCGCCGTCGAGATACCCACGTGCTCCAGCGCGCATCGCCTTGTCGCCACACGCCTGCGCCTCAGCCTCGGGCGAGTTCCACCAGTACGCCGGCCAACTGTAGAACTCAGCAGGGAACGCCCAGATGCCGTGGTCAGGCCACGCGCTGAACGTCGGCCACCCGTGGTAGCCACGCAGGAACCGCGAATCCCACGATCCCTCGAATGAGGGGTCGAACATCTGAAGCCACTCGGCTACGTCCTGCTCTGTGCCACCGAATGTCACGGCAGTCTGTTGGAGGAAGCAGTGAATGTAGGGCGCGACATTCGCCCACGCCTGCGCTTCCGTCAGGCTCCCATCGGCGATCTCCGATGACTGGCATGGCGCGTTATGATCCGGCCACAGGTGCAGGCAGATGAGCGCGTTCGGAAAGATCCGGCGCAGCCACGCCGCGGCCTTCACGAAGTCGGCGTTGCGCCACGGTGACGGCTCCCACGCGAGGACGATGATCCGCAAGAGCCGCTGTGCCCGTTCCTGCACGAAGAACGATTCGAGCTCCGCGATGGCGCGGTCCACCGTGTAGCCGGGAAACTCCGGAATGGCGAAGTGGACCGGCGCGATCCCGGCGTCCCACCACTCCTGCATCGCGTCCAGGTAGGTATCCCACCAGTCTTGCGTGAGCGGGCCGGCATAGGTCGGATACTGGCCGTGGTAGCCGTCCGGGTCGATCATGGGTCCGGTGACGGCGTGAGCGTAGCCAGGCGCCTTGTAGTTCGCCAGCATCAGCGCCCGGTCTTCCGGCGAGTACCACTCGTAGTAGTCCATCGCGTTGATGTTGTCGGGCTGGCCGGGACGCGGCCCGTGCGGGATCGCCGCCCGGTTCGGCCACATCGCGCCGCGGAACTTCGCCAGCGTCGTCAGCGGGACGTGGGACGGGTCGAAGTGCGGATCCGGCGGGATCGGCAGGCCCAGCGCCGCGCGCAGTTCCCGCGCGTGCTTCCGCGCCGCCGCGTCCCAGGGCATCCCGGCGCAGTAGTCGTAGACCGTGCGGGCGGTCCAGATCGGATACTGCTCGTCTGGCAGCGCCCCGGCTTCGAGATAGGCCGGCCGCACTACCAGCGCGTTGAAGTCGTAGACGCGCTGCTCGTCGTAGGGGTTCACGTCGCGTCCTCCACTACGAGTTTGTCCGTGGGCCGGATGTCGAGATGGGCAAAGCCCTGATTCGGATAGAAGCACACGTATCGGATCTGCGAGTCCGGATCGGCCGCGCAGAACAGAATGGCCTCGCGGAAGGTCTGGTACGGGCACCGGAACGGGCACACCACGTCAGCCGCCCGGCCTTCAAGATGCTGGCTCAGTCGCCGGCCCTTGATGGTTCGGTTCCACGCCGGCGTGCGGTACACGGACGTGAGCCACAGCGGCACGTCCCGGTGCAGGACGGCGCCGAGCCGCGCACGCACCCGCTCCAGTGCGTAGGCCAACGGGACGGCCCGGCTGGTGCGCCAGTCGAGCGGATACGGCGTGCGGACTTCGTCGTGGCAGCGGAACTCGTCCCAGGCGAAGTGCGGCGACGGACCGTCGGTCATCGCCGACACCCGCCGAGCCAGCAGTACCACTCGGGGTAGACTTCCCAGCACATCGCGCACCAGTTGATCGGGATGGCCTCGCCCTTCGGTTGGACCTGCCGCGCCTCGAACACGGCTACGGTATGCGCGATGCCGTAGAGGTAGCCCCCGACCGCCGCGGCCAGGATGATCAGCACAACGCCGACGACGATCAGGATCCGCTTCATGGATGCGCCCCTTCTAAAGTGAACGGCGGCGACTGCCGAATGTAAGTGTAGCTTTTCCACGGCCAGGGCTCGTAGCGCAATTCCTCTTGGAGTTGGTACATGCCCGGCGCGACGTGCTCAGGGATCTGGATAATGAGGCGCTTGACGTGGCAGCCCGGCGGCAGACTGGTCGTCGCCATCGGCAGGACCACCGTCACGGCGTTCGTGAGCGACCACCGCACGGACTCCGGCGCCCAGTCCCGCGTCTTGCAGTAGTCCACCTCCACGATCAACGTCCCGCCCACGTGGGACTGCCCGACAACCGTGATCTCCACCTTCGTGATCGGGTTCCACGGGTACGTCACCGTCACCGCGAACCCCAACACCACGGCGGCCACCAGGCTCAGTGTCAGCACAGCCATCGCGCGGGACACCCGGTCCAGGACGGTCGGCTGGCGCAACGTAACCAGCGGCAGCGGTGGCATCATTTCAGCCCCCCTCTGGAGATCCATCCAAGGCCTCCCAGGATCGCCGCGAGCACCGACGCGAGGATCAGCCCGAGGAACCGTCGCCACTCGCCCTTGACTTCGATGAACTCCGACCGCAGCGCAAAGTCGTTCTCCAGTGACTTCTCGATCTGGTCCACCTTGCCGCGGATATGTAGCACGTCCCCGCGCATCTCGGCCTGTGCGACATTTTGCGCGTGGAACTGCCCGACAAGCAACTTCGTGCGGTCGGTCACTTCCTGCGCCCACGCCTCGAGCGTCTTGTTCCGCTCGCGCAGCAGCGCCAGTTCCGTTTCGTGGCGGGAGATCGTCTCTTCGTCAAGGGTCATGGCGTGCTACCGCTGGCCGAGCAAGCCCTGGAGCGTCAAGGGCTGCTGGCTTTGAATGGCCCCACGCGCCCGGGTCGAGACACGTTCACGCGCCTGCGTGATCATCTTCTCCAGTAACTTTTGCTGGTATTCCTTGGGCAACCGCTGGAAGCCGGGGTTGTCGATGATCGGCTTCAGCAGCGCGTAGATGGCCTGCCCCTTCGCCTTACCAAACTCAAGCCCTTGATCGGCTGGGATCGGCACGTCCACGCCGTTGATGGTCATGGACCGCACGGGTTCTGCGGTGCCAATCCGTACGCCGGCCGCCGTCAGCGCGTCTCGCACAGGTTCCGCCGTGACCGGGAAGGTGCGCGTCACGTCGAAGGCGCGGGTTGCTCCGCTGCCCGGCTTCTGCCGTTCCTGACCGAACGTGTCCAGTCTCGGTTCCACGGTTTGTGACAAGCCGGGGATCCCGACCTTGATGTAGTCGGCCACCGTGCGCGGCCGGCGCATCACCGGGTCCGTTGCAGACGCGATGGATCGCAACGCCCCCGAGAACGGCACGTAAGACGACAGTACGCGGCCGGTCATCGACGCGACCTTGGTATCCTGCTCGGCGTTCAGCGCCTCCATGAGCGAGTTCATGCCCGAGAGGAAGGACTGGTCAAGGGTGGTATTTGCCAACCGCATCCCGGTTCGTGCGAACAGCATGGGCAGATCCGAGCGTTCCTTGTCTCGGAACTTCCAGCTTTCGTAGGCGTTCGCCACGGCCGCCATTGGAATCGCAAACGGTTGGATCACTTGGTACGAGTGCCAGTTGTCGCCAACGCGCACACTGTTCGGCTGGTGCGTCTGGAGCCATTCGTTGCGCTCGATGGGGTCCGTGGGCCCGTTCCCGGTGAGTCTGTCATTCCACGCCAGCGCCAGCAGCGGCGCGATGGCGGCAGTGCCCGCCGTGGCCCGCGCCTGTACCATGCGCTGGATGCGCGGATTCGTCGGCAGAATCGCGCGGCCCTTCGCGTCGGTCTTGACCACCAGCCCGGCATCCTTCATCAAGAACCCAAGCGGGGTAGACTCCACGCCCTGCTTGATGATCATGCCAGGCGTCTTGACGAAGTTCAGGAAGTTCCACAGCCATGGGATCTTCCGCTTCATGTCCAACCCGATGTTCGTGACCTCCCCGGCCTTCTCCTGATACGTTCCACGCGCCCCGATCTCGGTCGCCATCTTCTGCATGTCCGCCGTGGGGTTCAGGCGCAGCAGTTTGGTCAGTTCGTCGTACTGGCCGCTTCCCTGTTTTACCCCGGTATTCAGCGCCTTGGTGTGGGCCTGCCCAGCCAGATCCATCTCGGATGCGATATGCCGGAAGAACACGTCCTGTCCTTCCATCATCCGGCGCAGGTAGTTGTGTGCGGCGAACAGTTTGCCGGGGAGTTCAGGCGACGGCGAGTCGAATCCGCCATAGGTTCCGGCCGATACCATCTTCCCAAGTTCGGGCGTGTCGAGTCCGCCAAGCGACGGTTGCGCCGCCACCTCCCCGGGGATATAGCCTTTCTTTAGGACGAACTTAAACTTCTCCCACGCTGGTCCAACCGCCTCCATCATCGCCTTGAACTGCGGCCCAACCTCAGACGCCCGCACGGTGCGGGCTTTCCCCGCGGGGGTAGCCATCCGGTCGATGGCCCCCTCGATGGGCAGCGTGAGGAACCGCGCCGCGATGTTGGTCGTATTGCCCACCGGGTTCCGCACCAGCCACGTCAACGGCCCCGACAGGATGTTGCCGGTGACGAACGCCTTGAGCTTGTCCTGCACGCCCATATCGGCGCTGGCCCGTGCGCGAAGTGCGTTGTACCACTCGTCGGTGTTGTTGCCCGCCGTCTTCACTATCCGGCTAATCTCTTGGTCGCTCATGCCGAGCTTGATGGCCGCGGTGATACCCGCTTCGGGGACTGTCACCAACCGCCCCTCGATCGGGATCTGGAACGCGCGCATGGTGCGCCCCGCCTCAGACTTGGCCGACAGTGACTCGCGGATGTAGGACGGCAGGGATCTCTGAATCCCCGCAAGTTCCTGAGCCTCGGCAGGGGTGATGGTGTGGTCGGGCACCTTGGCCGCGAGTTCGTCGTGCCGGAGCACTTGGCTCACATCCCGGCGCATATGAGCGACCGCCTGCTCGGCATTCTTGAAGTTCTGTCCGATGGGGATGGCCTCCACCTTGACGGAGTTGGCGCCCTGCCGGATTTCCGCGACGGTCTTGGTCTTGAGGCCCGAGGTCGCTTCAGGGCTCTGCGCCATGACCGCCCGCATCCGGGCCGCCGTCGCCGTGGTCGGTGCTTCCTGCTCGATGCTGCGGTAGAACTTCAGCCGCTCGCCGCCGTCCGGGGCTTTCTCGGTCTTGTACGGGTCCACCACCTTCGGCTTCCCCGTGGGGACCGGCGCCGCTTCACTCTGGCCCTGGGGCACCACACGGGCGCCGGGTCGGAACGGCACGGGGGGCGCCTCGCTCGGGCCGATGTTGCGGCGCCGGGCCTCTTTAAGTAGATCCGCTGCCAGCGCGGCCTTGGCCGGGTCGGCGGGCATGGGCGCCCCGTGGATACGGTCGTACAACTGCCGGATGATGTCATCGGGCTGGTCTGCGAACTGCGTAGGCGACTTGGGAGGCACCACAGACGACGCAGGGGCGACCGGGGCCGTCCCCCCGCCCGACCGCCGAATCGGGGCGGCTGGTGCCTCTGGCGCGGCCTGTGCGGGCTTCAGGGTCTTGCCGGGGAGCACCTTGGCCGCCAGCGCCCCCATGCCCCCGCCCATCGCCGCCGCGGTCCCGGCCTCGCCTACGGTCGGGAGCCGTCCTTCCTCGCCTACGGTGCGCCCCGCCGTGCTGGCAACGGCCTGCCCCGCGCCCCACAGCGCCCGGCGCCCAAGACTCGCAGCCTTGCCCGGAGCGAACGCGCCCAGCGCCGCTTCCGTCGCCACCACGCCGGGGCTGATGTCCTTCCGAATGCCCCACTTCTGCTCGAGCGCCTGCGCTCCGAGTTCGCCGGCCGCCGACCCCGCCACGCCGCCAGCGGCCACCGTCAGCGGATTGGCGCCGAGCAGCCCGACCAACCCGCCGAGCGCGGTTCCGCCCACGCGCAACCCGGTCAGGCCGATGGCTTCCGGCCAGGTGCGCTCACGCAGGATGTTCCCGGCGGGTGCAGCCGGCGCCTCACTGACAAGGTTCCCCGCCGCATCCCATCGGCGCTTCGCCGGGGCCGCCTGCGCGTCCTCAATCAGCTTCCCGTTGATGTCCCATCGGCGCGGCATCGGCGGCCCCTAGCGTTCCACCCACGCGGTTCCGTCCCATGCTGCCCACGACCCATCCGGCATCTGCTTGGTATCGCCTACCTTCGGCGGGGCCGTACCACCATCAGACGCGCCGCCTCCCAGTAACTTCTGGAGTTCCCCTCTGGCCCACTCAATGTCAGGGGGGAGTGCGCTGCGGTTGCCCAGCAACCCTTTGAGCGCATCCAGCACGCCCTCGCGTTCCTTCCGCTTGTAATCCCCGGTGATCTTCTGCTCGGCCAACTCCCGCCGTTGCCGCAGCGTGGGATCCTGTTCCTCCACCTTGAGGTCGCGCAGCGCGTTCTGCCGCTCGTACCCCGCCGTGATGTCCCCGGCCTTGCCCTTGATCGTGGCGTCCCGCGTGGCGCCCATCTCGCGCAACTGGTCCGGGCTCGTCTCTGAACTGACCCCCATCTGCCGCCGCATCTCGCTTTCGCGGTCCATCGCCTGCTGGGTCTGCCCCCCGCCGGTCTGGTCGTACTCCCGCTGGCCGATGGCCTGGTTCCGCAGCCTGGCGTTATACAGGGACTCCAGCGCGAGTTTGTCGGTCAGGGTCTTGTTCGGTTCGCCCGTGTCCCCGGTGTTATTCGGGCGCCGGTTGCCGGCCGGAGCCTGCGGATCCATCTGGTCCCCGCCCTGATACGACATCCGCCCACGCGCCGCCTCGATCGGCTCCCCGCCC